AGCGACGTGTGGGATTCCCTAACCCAGACCGATGTCACGACCCTCATCAGTGGCAATTACGGCACCGTTAAGGGCTATAGGTCCGGGCCGATGGTGACGTTGCGAATCGACTGGAAGTCGTCGGCCTCCGGCTCCTGGAACAGCGGCACGTTCGGCACTCTGCCCGAAGGATGGCGTCCCCCGATGGACTTGAACTTCTCCTACGGCGGACGCGACGGCGCGAACCAGAAGATCGTCAACGTAAACGCGAACGGCACCATGACCTACACCAATCAGGGTGGCACGCAGGGCACGAACGCGTTCGGCATGACCGTCTCATACGCGCTATGACCCGTGGGGTCACTGCAAGACAGTGCAACCGCCTGAGCCAGTGTCCCGAAGCTATGCGGCGGGCATCGGGTCGGCGGTCCTCCATACGCCGGTGCATCCCGTGTACGCGCTGTTCGGATTGCCAAGCATCGTGACGGTGCCATTGGCCTCGCCGTAACAGATGAATGTCGTTTCACCACCGAAAATGGCCACGGGCGTATTGGCGATGACGGGTCGATACCCTTCGGGGAGCTTCTCCTGAGCCTTCGTGTAATTGTTCTGCCCGCTACTGTTGAATTTTACGTTGCCACCCATGAAACAGATATCACCGATGCGCGTAAGCAAAATGCTGTCGCTGCTGTAAGGTACTCGCCACGTCGTAGAACGCTGGGTTAGGGAAAACTATTGCCTGTTCCAGATTGCGATCCAGCTTCCGAATATCGCGACCCTCCCGCACCAGCGGTTGTCTTTGGTGTTCCACAGGCGGAAGCGTATCTGGTTTACGTCGCTGGTATCCCAACGTTGTGCGGTGTACTCGCCGGCCTGGCCGAAACCAGTGCCGAACGGCCCAATCGTGTAGGCCGCGTAATCGGCTTTCTTCCCGTTTGGGGATTGGACGTTGATGTAGAATGTGCCGTCATCATTCGTGGTGACGGTATGGCCTCCGCACAGAATATACGGCATTCGGGTTAGGGAATCCCGTTCAGGCTATTAGGGCTCGTTCCCAGAGGCGTTGCGCGTCTCGCAAAGCCGTGATATCCGGTTTGAGGTAGTACTTCGCGGTGGTTTTGATATCGCTGTGGCCGAGCATTTTCGACACGATGGCGATATCCGCTCCCGCCGCCAGAGTGTTCGTCGCCCATGAGTGGCGCAGGTTGCGTGCGGGCACATGCGGCAGATCATGCCGCTTGCAGTAGGCCTTGTATTGGCGTGCGGCTTGCGGCGGGGTGAGGGTGCCGATGAGTCGGCCCCCCTCGCGTGGCCTGAGCTCGCGCAATCGTTTGACCGCGAAGCGCGGCAACGGGAGCGTGCGGCGGGACAGTTCGGTTTTCGGCGGCACGACGGCCTCATGCCCGGCGACCCATTGCAGGCCACGCTCCACGTGCAGGACGCCGCGCCGCAGGTCGAGGTCGCCCCATTCGAGCCCGTATCCTTCTTCGGTGCGGAGTCCGCATGAGACGGCACAGATAAGCCACGCCTCAAGCAGATGACCGTAAAAGCCCTGCAACAGTGCGCGCTGCTGGCGGATGGTCAATATTCGCGGCTCGTAATGAGGTTTGGCCGGCAGTTGGATGTCACGTCTGGTGATGTCCACGTCCAACAGGTTCCAGCGGATAGCCCGCCTGAGTATCGCGCGTAGTACGGCCCATGCCTTGCGTGCCGCGCCCGCGCTGTCGAAACATGCGAGCCACTTGTCCACGAGCTCCACGCTTATTGCGCTCATGTCCATGCCACCGAAAACCGGCATGACATGCAGACGCCAAGCGCTCTCGTAGCCGACCCACGTGCTCTCACGCAGATTCCGCGTGCAGTACGGCCAAAACCGGTTGGTCCAAAACTCTCGTAACAGCATTTTCAACCTCCGAAAACCCACACGCCGTCTGGCCTGTCCAAACGGGTGAAACGTGTGGGTTTTCCCAAAAAGAGAGGGGAACGGGATGCCCCCATTCCAACAGTTATTCGGCTCCATGGAATTCTGGTCGGCGTTGATTCTCGCTCTCATCGGTGGTGGTGGGCTTGGCGGACTGGTAGGCGCATGGTCGAGCCGGCGGAAGAACGAGGCCGATATCGACAGCATCACCGCCGACGCCGCCGACAAGGCCGTGAAAATCCTCACGGAAAGCATCATCAGCCCGCTGCGCGAGCAGGTCACTTATCAGGAGGAGCAGATCCGGCATTTGGAGGACGTGCAACGCAAGTATTTCAAGGCCGTGGCCTATGTGCGCAGCCTGTCCCATTGGCTGCAATCATTCTGCGCGGTCGCCGAACCGGAGTTTCTGAAACGTCATCCGAAACCATCATTGCCGGACGAGCTTCGCCCGGACGTTGCACCGGAAACAATCATCGAATCCAATAAGGAGGAACAGTAATGACCCAAATCCATATTTCCATCAGGAAGCCGAAGACGGGCGGCTTGGACCCTGTGACCGGTACGCTGCGGTTCCGCCCGGTGCGTCGTCACTTCGACGCGGCGAAGAATCTTATTATCGCGGCCTCGTTCGACGCGGACCTGTCCGAAAGCGGCGAGCTGACGGTTGACCTGCTGCCCACGACTAGCGCGTTTGTTTGGCAGGTCATCGAGTTGGCGGACACGCCGCAGGCGTACACGCGCTACGTCGAGGTGCCGAACTCCACCCACGTGGTCGCATACGCGGACCTCGTGGAAGTGGACGCCGGCACGTTCGTCCCGAAGGATATGGCCGGCTCCCAACTGTTGAAGGTTCGCCACGCTTCCACCCAGTCGGAGGCGGAGACACTTTCCGCACAATACCCGGACGAGCTGGTGTTCTTCGACGAAACCGCCACGACCGCGAAGGCCGCTGCGGCCTTGAGCACGCTGGAGTCCATCACGGCCGAAGCGCAGACGAACGCCGCTTTGGCGAAGAACGCCATGCTGAGCGCCCAGTCCTCCGCGGATTCCGCGACCGCCACCCAGTCCGATCTGGATGTCCTCGCGTCGAATGCCAGTATGGCGGCGGCTTCCGTCGCCAATGATTCGCAGACCGTGGCCGATACCGCCAACGCGGTTGCGGCGAAGGGCGAATCGGCTATCGCCACCATCGATTCGACGGTGCAGGCGGTCAAGGACAAGGCGGATGCTGCGGCTTCCGAACTGCCCTCCACCGGCACCACCGAAGGCACCACGGGGGGAACCGGCAAGGACTCCGCCGGGGAGACGCCAGCCGGAACCGTATCGGAGGAGCCCGCAGCCAAGGCCACTGTGAAGGGGGCCTGATCATGCCAGCCTTTTACGCCGGCAAACGTGTCGGCAAACCATTATTGAACGGCCACACGTACAACGCCCTATTCAACGGCAAACTCGTATGGCCGCTGGACAAGGACACGGTGGTCTCCATCGAGATCACGGATGATAAGGGCAAGCCGCTGCCCAAGTCGCTGCCAGTGTCCGGCACTTTGAAACTGGGGGCGAAGGCCACGTATGCGGACGGTCATGTTGGCGACCTGCTGACCACCAAGAACGTGACGTTCACAAGCCGGGACACTTCCACCGCCACGGTTTCGGGCAACACGCTCACGTGGAGGCATGGCGGCACGATTCTCGTCACGGCCACTGTCAACGGTTTCACCAGCGCCGCCGCGTCGATCGCCTCCGCCTACGCGCCCGAGTCCATCAAGGTCACGGACGATTCCGGCAAACCCATCGACAACATCACCCTGCGCGTCGGCGAGAGCAAGAACCTCAAGGTGACGATCCTGCCCGATGCGGCATCGCAGGAGTTCGCGGCCAGCGCCGCCAGGCCGGATATCGCCGTGGTTGGCGACGCGAAACCGACCGGCATCACCGTGTAGCCGGAATCGTTGACATTGAGGGTGGGCGAAACCGCCAGCCTGAACGTCAACATCCTGCCGGATTACGCGCCGCAGGAGTATACGGCATCCATCAAGGATGTGAGTCTCGCATCAGTCAGACAACAGTAAGGGGCAATATCATGCCAACAACAACAGCGTTTAGGGGGGGGGCTAGTGTCCGCGCCCTCAAGGAGGGCGACACCTCCATCACCATCACCGCAGGCAGCATCGTAAAGACCATCCCGGTCAGTGTATGGGGAAACAAATGGGTGCTGCCCACCCTGCCCGCCACGCGCAACGGAATCACGTTCACCGAGGCCGGCGACGGCATGGTACACGCGAAGGGCACAGCGACCGACTGGGCGACCATCCTCGTCACCCAGGACCTGCCGGCCGGCGAGTACACGCTCGAACACACGCTCGCCGACGGTGTCGGCCCGTTCTGCGAGCTCAAATCCACGGACGGCAGGATCGACCTGTTCTCGCATGGCACGGTCAAGGCGACGATCCCGGCGGGCGACTACCAGATGCTCGTCAGTGTCTCGCCCGGCAAGACCGTGGACGCAACCATCACCCCAATTCTCAGGAAACTCAACTAAGGCCCCGATATTGGGGCCTTCACCATAAAAGGAGGCCCCAATATGGGCGCACTATCAATAACCGGTATCAAACCGGGGTCCACAAGTCTGAAACTGACCGCCGGCACGATCACGAAAACCGTGCCGATTACCGTATTGTCGCGTAACCTGCTGTCCTACGGTCCCGCCGAAGGCAACGGGTTGACCGTCACCGTGGCGCAGGACGGGTCGCTTGATTTCAGCAGCGGCACCGAATCGGTGCCATTGTACAAGGGCGTGCGCTGGAAGTTCGACGTGCCCGAAGGCATCGTTGGCGTGCCTCTCATCATCTCCTACACGGGCGATGTGCCCGGAAACCTGGTCATCGGCCTCTACGTCAACGCGAATAGCTTCGACGGCGTCTATCAGGGGAAAAACAACACCGTGGTCACCATCCCCAAGGGGACCACACGCGTCGAGCTGCGCATCTTGCGTGGCGGCGTCACGGCCGGCAGCGTGTCGGGCAACCTGAAAATCCAACTCGAACTCGGGAACACCGCGCACGAGTGGATGAAACCCGATGTCACAAGCCTTGAGGGGGGGGGCTATGAGCTAGCGAACCTGTATCCGCGTGTCACCGGACTGCCTAAAACATTAGGCACCGACCCGGGTGTTATGGTCACGGAACCATCGCCGGGCACGTACCGTTTCAAAGGCTCCACCACACAAAAGGTTGACTCGTGGGATAGCCTGACATGTTTCGTCCATGTGGACGCGGGTACGTACACGATGGAAGCCACGGACTGGCCGCTGGGCAACGATTCATGGCTGATGGGCATACAAGCCCGTATCTCCCACGACGACGGGAGCGAAGGAGCAAATGTGTTCGGACCTCGTAACTATGGGCCGAAAACCTTGAAGGCCGGCACTCTCCAATGCAACATTTTCGTCAACACCACGGGCGAGGTCGATAAGACGTTCACTCCCCGCCTGTACAAGATCGACTGATTCTAGCCCCACACCATTCCGTGTGGGGCTTTTCCATTGACGGCCCCGAGTGGGCCGTGACAATCCCGGCCCACGACCGTGGGCCACAAACAACAATCCATCCCGAGAAAGGGGACATATGGTCAATAACAAGGACAAGCCGAAGCCATGGCATAAGCGCCTGTTCGCCAAGGTCACGGCACTGGCCGCCGCCATCTGCATGATGCTGCTTCCGGCGACCGCGCACGCGGACATGCAAGGCGTGGACATGAGCAACTGGCAGTGCGGCGCGGACGTGTACAACATGCAGGCCGACTTCATCGTGGTCGGCACCACATGGGGCACGGGCCAAGTCAACAACAACTGCCTCGTGTCCGGCGTCAACACGGACGCCAACCGCATGATCGCCCAAGCGCAGGCATCCGGCAAGAAATTCGGCCTGTACCACTACGCCATGGGAGGCAACCCGGAGGCCGAGGCCCAGTTCTTCTGGCGGAACACCAGCAACTATTGGCGTCACGGCATCGTGGCGCTCGACTGGGAGATGGACGATAATCCGGCGTGGGGTAACTGGGACTGGGTGCGCCGCTTCATGGCGGAGTGCGAACGGCTCTCGGGCGGCGTCAAGCCGCTGCTCTACACCGGCCCCGTGGCCGGCACCATCCCCGGCGACATCCGCGCCAACTACGGTTTGTGGATCGCGCAGTACGCGAACATGAGCCCGACCGGCTATCAGGCCAACCCGTGGATGCTGGGCGCGTACGGCGAGGCCATGCGACAGTACAGTGGCACCGGTGTCGTCAACACGTGGAGTCCCATCGACCTCAACATTTTCCGTGGCGAGGCATGGCAGTGGGATTTGTACGCCAACCCCACCGGCGACTCCACACCACCGGCCACACCGGCCGCGCCCGTGCAGCCGAACACTCCCCAGCCCACTCCCAGCACTGGAGGCATCAGCCACACCATGCAGTGGGGCGAGACCATCTGGGGACTCGCCGTAGCCTACAACGCATGGCCCCTGTCCGCATGGCACACGCCAAGCGGTGACATCAACCGCTACTACGTGGGCGACGTCGTAACCTACGGCGGCGGCTCTACTGCCGCCCCCGCATCGTCCACCGGGGTCTCCAAGGTCCTCCAGTGGGGCGACACCGTGTGGGATTTCGCCACGTCCCACGGTTACAGCGTCAGCCGCTGCACCGTACCCTCCGGCAACATCAACGTCTACTATGTGGGCGACGTGGTGACCTGCCGCTGAGACTCAACAGATGCCGCCACCCGCTTGACCGGGTGACGGCATCACCCCATCATCATCCCTTATTGATCGGAGCAAACATGACCGACAGCAAAAACACGACCGACACCGGCGAAACGCTTCCCGGCGTCGATGTGAGCGACTGGCCCGAGACGGCCGACGTCACCCATGACGTGCCCGACTGGCTCATCCCCAGCCGCGTCTACGACATCCTCAAATGGCTCGGCCTCATCGTCCTGCCCGCACTCGCCCTGTTCGTCAACACGGTCGGCCCCGCATGGGGCTGGCCTCACGTGGACGCGATAGTTATCACGCTCAACGCGCTCGGCATCCTCGCCGGCGCGCTCATCGGCGTCAGCGCCATCAAACAACGCCTCGACCGCGCCGCATGA